GTGCCGAGGACGGTACGGTTGCCCGATGTGTCCACCCGCACCAAATCCGTGTCTATGACCGCATACAGCGTTCCCTCGACATTGCGCAGGCCACGCACAAGGTTGCCGCCAGTCGAGAACAGGGTTGCGCCTGGGGCGTTCCTGAGCATACCGTCAGAGCGTCCACCAGCGACCTCAGCGCGTTCTGGAATCCAGTTTACGCAGTCCTGTGCCGAGTACGGCTTGGTATCGTCAGCGTAGCAACCACCCACTAACGGGACGGGTTGCAATCTCATCGGTTGCGTACCCGAAGCGGGCTACCGCTATATGACCGCCAACGCTCGTCTGTACGCGCCTGAGCGAGCGCATTAGCGTACTTCTGTTCCCATAGGCCAACACGACCATCCTCGCCCAGAAACGGCGCAGACTCGGCTACAGAGCCGTACAGGAACACCTCGGGATAACGGGTCACGGTGGTATTGATGCCAGCCGAAAGGTCGGCAGGGCGCGCGTAGTAGGACAGCACGATGGAGGTGCTATTGGCTACGGCGGGGAAGAATATCAGGGAGTCGCCCTTCTGGGTGCAGTAGGTCGGGTCGGATGCCGATGCACCGCTGTTGATGAGTTGCTCAACGCGCCACAGATCGGTCACTTCCACTTGGTCGCCGCCGATGGAAACGCGATCCAGAGCCAACAGCGAGGTCGGCAGGGGAAGCGCGTTATTGGTCACCGTGGTCAGGGCCGCCGTGGTGTACATGGTCGAGGCGCGGAGGTCACGATAGATACGCTGTTCGGCAAGGCCGATAATCAGGTCGAGCGTGGTCGTGCTGAAGGTTTCGCCAATCTCGTCACCCTCGATGAGGATGCGCACTTTCTCGCGGAAATCGGCGTATGAGGCAAATTGCATTTATATGCGTCCTTTCCAGACTCGAAATTGGGAGTTGTCGCTATCTTCTAAAAACTGTTTGGCAAGGTCTGACCCGCCAGACATGAACTCTTGCATGGTCAAGCCACGCTTATTCAGCCAAGCGATAATCACAGCAGGGTGAACGGACGCAACCAGCTTGTCGCCGTGCGAGTTCTCGGTCATGCCTGCGCTTGCCATGGCCTTGGAATGGTCAACAACCTTACGGATGTCGCTCATCTTGTATTCTTTGACCAGGGTGACTTCATCGTCCCCGGTGTCGTACATTGTGGTAGTCGTGTTATTCATAGTCATGTGAAAAGGGGTGAGGCCGAAGCCCCACCCCAATTCGTTCCTTGATTACGAGCCAGAGGTCGTGATATCGCGGATTTGGTACATACAACGCTCATCGCCAATCCACAGCGAGGCTTCCATACGGATTTGCCACTGCTGCGAGTCACCGACAGTACCCATCTTCTCAGTTTCCAGACTACGCAGATAAGCCTTCTTGCACTTGTCCGGGTCGATCAGGTACAGCGAGTTGGTGAGCGACTGGTCGCTGACGGCCATGACACGGTTCGGAACAACCTTAATCATGCCGAAGTCGCCACGGATGAAGTCAAACGCAATCGGCTGAATGTCAGCGGTCTTGGCGGTAACTTCATGGGTGCGGCTCACGCCAAAGTCAAAGGTGCTGACTTTGATTTTGTGGGCCGGCGAGCAGAGCAGGATTGCGCCGTCACCACCATTCTCATAAGCCGACTGTTGGGCGGCCTTGATCATGTCGCCGGTCAGGGCGCGGTCAGCACCACCGCTGTTCGGGGCGGTGTTGGTGGTCGGGTCAGGCAGAGCCGAAGTGGCGGCAGCAACCGAACCTTTGGTCAGGAAGCCAGCCAAACCGCGCAGCTTACCAGCGTTCGTGCCGTTGTCGGTCACGGTTGCGCCAGAAGCGATACAGTTGGCTTCATAGTCACGCTTGAGTTCAATCGCCTTCTTGACCAACAGACGCTTGTATTCCTTGTCACGGCCATACTTCTTGACAGCTTCGGCGGTGTTGGAGATGCTCAGGGTGTCCTGATAAATCTGAGTGCGGTTGTTCAGCAAGCCCGGCTGGACTTGGCTGGTGTAGGCGGCATCAGCACCGTCCACAGCAGCGTTGGTCAGGACAGGCGCACGGTACACATCACGCTGCCACTCGAAGTAAACATTGTGAATATCTTGCGAGCCAATCATGGAGGTGAACGGGGAGTCATCAGCAGAGTAGTTGTTGATGGCTTCCAGCACATTTTCTTTGACCTTCACAACGGAAGGTACGAGGAGGGTATTTGCAGGCATTATCTATTCCTTTAGATAAGATCGGCCAGCGTTTCAAGGCTCGGTTTCTTGTTAAACCGTTTCATAGCCTCTTGCTGGCGTACATTGGTTGGATTGTGATTCGCCGCAGGCTTGTTGACCTTTGGCAGTTCGGCTTTCGGTTTGAGCGTGGCCTTTTGCGCAACGAGGCGGTCATACTCACGGGCTTTATGGGCAATTTCCCACAAGCCGCGCTCGACATAGGCTTCCTTGGTCGTTTCCGGGGACAGACCGTATTCCTTGATGTACGAGTTGAGTTCGGCAAGGCTCTTTTCAGGCGCGTCCTTCCAACCTGGCAGATGCTCGACCAGATACTTCTCAGTTTCATTTGCCTTTTCCAACAGGGTAGATTGCCGTAATTGGTTCTGCTGTTGTTCAAGGTGCTGAAGCTGTCCGTATGTGTTCCGCAACTTATCTACACGGGCTTGATACGCTTCCTTCTGGGCGATATATGCACCAGCGTCATAAGACGCAAGTTCGGTTGACGGCGGTTGTCCAAGTTCGGACTCCAAAAAGTCTGCCGCAGTCTGTAATCGGTGCATGGTTTCAGTTAGGGCTTGCTCATGCTGAGTCAGCCGTTCCTGATATTGTTGTTTGACGGGTTCTAGTGCCTTGCGCTCTTCTGCAAGTGCCATCGTCTTTTTAGTGTAGTCAAAGCCCTTCTGCGCCAGTTCAAGCACCTCAGACTTCTTCAGCCGTACTTCTTTGCCCTCATGGGTGAGGATTTCAGTTTCGGCTTCTTCGGACTCATCGTCCTCGTCTGCGTCCTGTTCTTCGCCTTCTGGTTCTTCGCCTTGTTCTTCCTCAGACTCAGGCTCGCCCGCCTCGTCATCAGTTTCCGCATCGACATCCATGTCAATAAGACCAGCGATGCCGTCAAGATCAACGGTTTCGGCTGGCTGCTTTTCAGCTTGGCCTTCCATAGTTACTTCCTTGTAATACGCCCCAACACCATGTCGGGGATTTGGTTAGCACATCCGTGCGCTTAATTCACCACGCGCTAATCAGGCGAACATCGCCAGACCGCGCATATCTTTCGCTAGGCTTGCGCATACGGTAATAAAAGCCCTTGGTGACATAGCCGCCCTTGGACTCTTTCTCGTACCACTTCTGTGCAATCAGCCTTGCGTCAAGGGCTTCAACCCCCTGCGCCAGCATCTTGTCAATGTATGGCTTGCACCATTCAGAGGCCGTCACAGGTCAACCCGCTTCCCGTTGCTCAGGACGGCATAGTTGTCGCCCTTAAGTACCTTTGCGCCACCGTAGATGCCATTCCACACTTCGGCTTCAGGCTCGGTGACATAGACATGGGTTACAGGGGTGAACTCACCCTCGGCAGCTTTCAGTATTGCGCTGACCTCAGCCCAACTCTTTCCAACAGGCTGTTCTTTCTTTCCACCACTCGCCCCGCCACTTCCCCGTTCATCACTAATGACTTCAGGTGCGACTCCAGCCGCTTCAACAGCATCAGGCTTAGGTGCAACTTTTCCCTTTCGTTCGGACATTTTGCTTGCTTCCATTCAGTTGTAATTTTGGCTTCCAGAGCCTCAAAGGACTCCAGGAACACACGGTTACTCAGCACGGATTCGGCTAATGCCCCGCGCTCAATATCTTTGGCTTCATTCATGTATCAATTATCAGCCCGTTTCAGCGGGCTTGCGCGTTATGCCATGTAGCCTTGGAACGGGTCAACGGGAACAATATCAGGGGTCATCACGCCAATGCGGGCGGTTTCCGCTGAGTATTGCTCGGTCAGCGCCTTGGCTTGCGCCTCACGCTCACGGATTTCCAACTCACGCTCTTTCAGGGCAAGTTCACGCTCTTTCAGGGACAACTCTTGGGCTTTGATTTCATACGATGCCTGCAAGTCCTGAGCCTTGATCTGCGTGTCCACCTGCTTGTTCTGCAACTGGGACTTGAGTTGCTCGTTTTCCTGAGCCATCTGCTGCATCTGACCGCCCATCTGCTCAATCTGCTGTTGTTGCATCTGCAACGACTGTTGACCTTGGGCAATCTGCTCAGGGCTAGGCTGGCCGTCAGGGGCGCTCACGAAGCGTTCTGGCTCTTTGAACTCATTGGCCTCGGCAAACAATTTGATGGCCTCTGCGATGTTCTCAGGCTTAACCACGCCCATCTGCACACCGCCCTGCATAACTTGCATCAGAGCCATGATTCGGGCTGACTGCTGTTCCTTGCTGCCCGTACCCAGACCGACCCGAATCTTCATGCCGAAGTCGTTGCGGAAGTGTGACGGGTTAATCGGCACATACTGTCCGGCGATCTGGACGATTTCCTCTTGGTTCAGGTGCGTGATGGACAGCTTCATCATCTTGGCAAACAGGGCTTTCATGCCAACGCCAAAGAAGCGAGCCATCAGCTTGACCCGCATATCCGACTTCTGGGTGATGATGCTGACACCCGTGGCGGTCTTGTTCAGGCTGTTGGCATCCGTGCCTTGGCTGTAGCGGGTAAAGCCCGTGCGGTTCTCTTTCCAGCCCTCAAGGAACTCATTGAACTGGTAGGCAGGTGCGCCAAGGTTCGGCTGCACAATGGTCTGCATGGCCTCGGAATACGGCGCATCGCCACGGACTACACCGCCAGGACGCGACTCAAGCAAGTCATCGACATTCACGCCCGCCGAAGTGTTGACATAGGTGCGCTGGTTGACCGTCAGGAACATATTGTCCTGAATGGCGCGGATGGTGTGGGTGCGGAGTTTTTGGGGCTGAATGGCGAAGTCGGCAGGGCAATCACCGAAGAAGCTATGCGGGCGCGGGACAGGGCATATCCAAGTATAGGGGTGACCGTCAACCGCTTCAAAGGCAGGCTCACCGTACTCGTAGATAGCCAGCTTGCCACCGATAAGGCATATCTTAATCCACTCAGCAACGCCGTCCATATCCTGATCCAGCTTGATATAGACCTCCTCAACCTTAATCAGGTCGTGGCTGCGGTCAGGGCTTGTGCCTTGGCTGTACGAACTATCACCGAGCAAGCCGATGGCTTCCAGTTCGCTCTCAGGGGTTTCCTCGTTGGCATCGTCAACGACATAGCCTTCCTGTTCCAACTCAAAACGGCGTTTGTACATGACCTCGCCAATCATGGCGGGTTCAGCATCCCAACGGGCATTGCTGTCCACGCGCATCGAGTACGGCGGGACTACGGCGTTCTTAATCTGCTTGCGCTTACTGCGCTTGGTGACGGTAAAGGACAGGCCACCCTCAGCATCATCGTCATCGACTTCAGGCTCACCGACCAGTTCCCAGCCGTCTTGCAGAAGCATGACCAGCATTTCCTCAGACTGACCTTCGTACTTCTGGGTCACATCCTCGGCACACTCCTCAACCCAGGTCTTGCTGAAGCCGACCTTCTGAATCAGGGCATCCTTGAACCAGTCGTACATGTGGCTGAGGCCATCGTTCTGCACATAGTACAGATGGTTGATGTACGCCTGAGCCATCTGAGCCATCGGCTCGTCTTGAACGCGCCTGGCTTCAAAGGAAACAGCGTCATCAGAGGAGGCGAACATATCAATGAACGCCGGAAGCATCCATTCCACGGTATCAGCCACATCGGTGGACACGAAGTCTGAGCGATCCTCAATCTCAGGCTTGGCAAGGTCGCCAATCGGCTCGGCATTGTAATAGTCAATGTTCCGCTGCCGAATCTGTCCAATGTCGGACTCCGGCGAACCCAAACTGTTGTCAATCGCCTTACGAGCGATGCTTTCCAGTTCAATCTCGGTGTATCGTTGCTTTGCCATTATTTCAACCGTTTATATTTGAGGGTTTCGTGCGAAGTAGTGACCATCTTTTCAGCCGTGGCGCACATGTACCTAAAACTGTCGGATCCATGCGAATATTCGTCATGCAGAGGTGAGCCAGGTTCGCCAGTCGTTGTCGGGATGCTTCGGCGGTATCGCTTCAGGCACTCCAGCAGTCGGGCAGTCTTGGTCTTGTCGAAGTAGCACCGTGAGAATGTCTGACGGGCAACACGGATACCCGGCTCAATCGGGCTAACAGGCACAATGCTCACCGTCCAACCCAACTCCTGCATCATCTGTTGTGCCGACTTGCCCGTCTTGTAATCCTTGTGCGCACCGTCATGTGGCAGCCACACCTTGCCCCAGTTCAGCCCCATTGCCTTCAGCTTGGCTGAGTACCAGTCCAGCGTCTTGTGGCTGTCCTCGATGTAGTCAATCACCCGCAACTCAGACGCATGGCGTTGAGCGAGGATAATCGTCATCTTGTCGTTCCAACCAAGGTCGAAGATGGCGTGTACCTGCAAACGCGCCTCATACGGCACGTTGCAGATGCGCCCGTCCTCGATGGCCTGTGCCACTTCCTCGGCGTAGATAGCACCGCTAACCGCTGGTCGGCACTTGCCAAGCCAGATGTTCTCGTAATCTTCTTTCAGCATCGTGCGCTCGGCGTGAGCGCGTTCAGCTTCCATCGTGTCGTTGAACCACGGGTTTTCCGTGTAGTTCATCTTCAGGATGAAGCTATTGTCTTGCGGGTGCTTGATGAAATACTCGTAGGCAGGGTCGGTATCCAGTTCGGGGTTCATCGCCACCCAGATTTCCGATCCTTCCTTGCGGATGGTCGGGGTTAGGATGTCAAGTGACCGCTTACTGATTGCCTGCCCTTCCTCGATGAAACAGATGTCAATCGACTCAAAGGACTTGATGCTGTCAGCCGTCATGTCGGACAAGCCGTTAAACAGGAACTCCGTACCATTCACGCCCCGAATCTCGGTCTGCGTGATGGAATAGAACTTACTCAGCCCCAATGCCTGTATCTGGTCGCACAGCAGCTTATGTACGCTGTTCTTGATGGACTTCTGCACCTCACGGGTACATAAGATGCGCAACGGCCTCTCAGCCCCTTTGATGAGCAATGCGCGGGCTATGTTCCAAGATTTCCCTGAGCAACGACCACCGTATAACGCCTTTATCCGATACGGGTCAAACAGAGGCGCAAGCACCTCTGGAAAGTCAATCATGTTTCAATCAGAACGCCGAAAGAGGCAGTCGCCGGGTCTTTGACGCAGATGACTTGGGCAGGGCCAGACACTTGCACCATCGGGTTGTGGATGCCCAGACCACCGCCAGGAATCGGCACATTACCGCCCGGAGTGTCGTAGTACAGGACAGCGCGTTGTCCAGCGTCAATCGCGCCTGATGCGGCGTAGATTGCAAAGGTAGCCGATACGCCCGCGCCAATGGTCTGGGTGGTCGAAGTGTTCGCCGTGGTTGCGGCGGTGTTGATGACGGTTTGAGCCATTAGAAAGTCCTTTTCTTTTAGTAGATTGTCCGTCCGAATCCAGACGGTTGCGCGTTAAACAGGGTCTTGCACCAACTTCAGCCCAAGCCGATCCATTGCCGTGAATGGCTGTTCATCGCTGACATCGCTTTCGGCAATCAGCTTTTGGCAGGCCGCAAGGGGGATATCAGCCTCAGCCTCTTGACAAGCAGCGTACAGCGTGTCTGCTGAGTCAAGGGCAAGCATCAGTTCTGCGTCCATAGGGCCAGTGCTGATGTAATGCGTAGCAGGAGCCAACCCTGTGCTAGATAGGGCAGCAGTGAACATCCCAGCCCCAGAGGGGGCTAGGCCAGCAGCCAGCGCACGAGCTGTAGGAGCGTTGTCGGCTGTGACAATCAAGGTACGGAAAAGGTATTCGCTCATATCGTCACTCCTGTGCGTAAGGATACCCATTTCTCAACACTAGCCAGCTGTGTAGCTGTAAGCGTTTTGCCCACGCAGATGCCGCCGAAGTCTAGGCCGTTCATGGGCAGACTTGCACCGCCACGCCGACCGAAATACAGCGCGTAGTTGCCGAAGTTGCCCGTTCCCAAATCCCCCGGGCTGTTGGCAACAAGAGCGCCATTTATACGCAATTCGGTTTTATCGGCAGAAATGTCGCCAATTCCGCACAAAACAGCAGTCAATGGCGCGGCATATGGTGCGCTATTAACAGTTGCCCCACGCGCCAGTGTGCCTGTATTGAAGAAGCTAATTGTCGGTGCTACAGATGACGGGGCTTCGATTGAGAATGTTCCAGGATTTGCTGATGTACTGCTAAATTCAACTACCATGCCCCGCGCCGCATCACTCAACTTCCGCACCCCCATCACCACAGCCATCTTGTCCGTAGCCGTGAAGTCCACCGAAGCCGTGGTCAGGAAGTCGTCAATGCCGTCATACTGCAAGCCGTAGGGGGCGGTGACGGAGTCTGCTGAAACATCGACAATTTCCACATTGTCCACAGTCCCCGCGAATGTCGCGTTGACCGTAAATCCAGCGTCCACATTCCCCGTGTTCGCTGTGATGTATTCGACATAAGTTCCAGATGCCGACCTAAGTATGCCAAACGCGCTCGTGCCGCCAGAGAACAACGGCTGGACGCCTCCCGCTGTTGCAGTAACCGTATAGGTAAATCGGTATATCTTGCCAGCCGTAACGCTGACAGACTGAAGCAGGGAGTTGGTAGTCCCCGCAACCTTGGTCGCCACGCCGCTTCCGATAGACCAGCCAGAACCCTTGTTCCATACGGTATCTGTCGCAAAGTCGCCGTTTGCAATGATGGTAGAGCCAACAGGCGTACCGCGAAGGATGGGCTTGCTGCCTGTGGTGGTCTGGTAGCGGTGGTTGCCGGGGAGTTCTTTGACCGACAACAGGCTGAAATAGGCTTTCTGCCCAATTACCGTGCTGTCAAATCGGATGCGCAAGACTTCCGTGCCAACCGTTGTAATCTTTATCACGCGCACCGTTGCATTGGTTGTCGTGGTGTTTGCTACGGAGTAAGGCACAGAGCCAAGGGCAAGCGCGACACTAGCACCACTACCCGCGACCTGACCCTGACGGCAGACAGCGGTCAACTGGTAATTCTTGCCGGACGATGTGCCAGTCAGCGTATAGTCGGCAAAACACACACCCACCGCCGTTGCGGTTATCTCAATCTCACCGCCAACAGATGCAATCGTACAGTTAGCGTTTGGTGTCCATCCGGCAACCGAAGTTGTGGTGGGCGCAAACTCAGTTGAGCCGAGGCCGTTGCCCGACTTATCCAACTGCAAGCCCACAAGCCCGTTCACCGTGGCTGGCTGTGTGCCAGCAGAGTCCACGAATAGCGTGGTGTTTGGATAGGCCGCGAGGAAGTCGGAGTTGAAGTCGGTGATGCGCTGGTAGTCTGTCGCTACGCTTCCAGCCTCAAGCTGTGCGCCCCAGATTGGAAAAGAGCCTGCGCCAACAATGCTTCCGCTTGGAAGAACTTGTAGAGCCTGAGCCGATGTTGTGGCAGTAAAGGTTCTAACAATGACATGGCGATACCAACCGCCCCCAACATCAACAAAAGAATTAACATCCGTTCCTGATGGCGAAGCACCGCCCAAAATAACCAATCTTAAAGTTGTTTTCGAATAGTAAGATATAGCTACTGACTGGCCCGTAACTGCGGGGTAGTTTGCAAGGGCTTGATATAAATAGTCAGTCCCCGCCGCAAAGGTAACTGTGTCAGCCGTAGTTGTTCCATCTGGGGCAACAGTTGTGTTTGCTGAAACAGATGCGCCAGCTGACTTAGATGTAGTCCACACAGCATTATTAAACTGCTCGGAATAGGTGAGCAGATTACGCCGCCACGTGGTCGGATTCACATAGTCGTTGTTGTCGTAGATGTAGCCCTTGTCCGAGGCGGTGAACAGGCCGATAGGGCTGAAGCCGCCGCCAAGTGCGCCCGTGATGGACTGGCAGATGGGGCGAATAAGGGGGCGCGTGACGGGTTGCAGCATTATTTTCTCACCAGATTGATGTCGAGGGATAGCTTCTCGCCGCCCGTGGTTATGTCGGTTTTGGATTTGTCGGTGTAATCGTCAGGGAATCGGCAGGACATTTGCTTGCCCCACAATCCCGCGCTGAAGCCCTGCAATGGCGATATCATCTGCCCCTTGCCAATAGTTTCCCACCAAGCCTGAGAAAAAGTCCTGGAGGAAGATAATGCGTCCGAAAACTCAGGGTATTGGTCTTTCCAAAGGTACAAGGTGGACTTAGCAATGCCCAGTTCTGCGGCTATTTGCGTCCAGCTATCACCGTTTCGACCCATCTCAATAGCTAGGTCGCAATACTCTGGCTTGTACTCAGGTGGTCGGGACATAAACCAGCCTCACATTGTGTTTTGCCAGCTTCTCGCTGACGGCCTCGATGCCCATTGACTTGACATAGCCGTTCAGGGCAATGTTTACGCCCTCGGTCACATCGTACTTGCCAAACAGGACGATCCGATTGCCGCCGTCTATGTAGCGCAACGCCCTTGCCAGTATCTCGGCACAGGCGTTAGAAAGACGCTTGACTGGCTCACCAGAAAGACCTTGGCGACCCCACATACCGCCAGGAATCACATTAGTCAGGTTGGCTAGGCCAAAATGCTCAACACGCTCAGCCTCAAACTGATAGGCTTCGGTTTCATCGCTGAACCGCTTAACAATATCAATCTTGACGCTGTTGCCGGATTCGAGAATCTCGCGAATCCTGTCACACTTCTCTGACTGCACGCCCTTAAGGGCCTCGCGCTCATGGTCGTATGGGCGTTGTTTCTGCCCCTTGCCCACATAGAAAACCTTATCGTCCCTTGGGTCAATCAGGTCGTATACGAAGAATCTCTGGCTCATCGTCTTTCACCTCAGGCTGGCTTTCGCCTTGGCCTTCCTTTTTCTTGAATATTGCGTCCCATGCGTCAGCAAACTGCTCGGCAGTCACGGAGTACGGGCGCGGTGCTGAACCTTTGCCACTCATGTTTTGTCCCTAGCTGAAATACAGGTCAGCCTCGGCAGTCCTGCGCCGAACTAAACCAGCCAGAACCTTGCCCGCAGCTTTTACCCAAAGCAGGAAACCGTCACGGAT